GTCACGGATTACCCGCCCCCGAACGGAGTCACAACGCCGGTGATCTTCAGCGCGCACTTTGCGGTGAGGGCTTTGTCAACGGGCATCGATACGGGAAATTTGGTGAAGTACGCGCTGAAGTAGATTCCTGTCCCGTCGGGCCAGGTGAGCTTCCACTGCCGCGTCTGCCGCTGAGTCGCGACCCATCCGAGCCCGGTAGCGAGGCCGTGACCTTCGAGGCCAGCCGAAGCCGACTCTTCATTGCCGACCGAAGACGGCACGAACATCAAGTCAAAAGTGAAATCGCCGCCGTCCACGATGCACGGGATGCCCTGCGTCCACGGAAGACCCTGATTGCTCGTTTCCGCGTCCTTGATCGAGAGGTTCCAGTCTTCGTTGCCGACGTTCCCCACGAGCTGATACACAGCGGGAGACGCGAGATTGAGCAGCGCGAGCTGGGAGCCGTTAGCTGCCTCGCCCGAGCCGTAAGGTAAGTTGATTGGCGTTTGCGACATAAAAGCTCCTTTTTGTTTCAGTCCGCCGAGATAGCCTGATTATTCCATATTCGATAGTCCAGCGTCTCGACATACGCCGGCGGGTCAAGCTGGAATTCCATCCCGGCTCTTTGGTTGAGCCGAAAATTCGTGCATTGCGTCGGGTTGGTCGGCGTCGCGGACATCAGACTCACGCTCGACAGAAATGCAATGATGTCAGCCGCAACCTGACGGGCGACCTCGGGATTGTAGTCGAGGACATCGATCTGAATGCGCGGCTGCTCGATATTCCCCTGGCCGCCCTGATTGTAGAATCCGTCCTGGCCTGTCGACACCCTGACGACGCGCACGCATGTTGTGTTCGGCACCGGCCCGGTGATCGGGTTCGGCGGCGTGAGTGCGCCCTGCACCAGCCGCCTGTCGAACCATCGAAAAGGGCTGGTTCCGAGGTCGGTTTGCAGCGTGGCATTCGCGCTGGCCAGCGTGCGGAGCTTGGTTTCGAGGGAGGTCATTGATTAAGCCTCAGCGCGATTTTACCAGCCATATCGCTGGTCGCGTTTGCGCGCTCCTCATCAAGGGCCGGGCGCAGGAAGGGCCGCGCCTCCATCCCGGGCCAGTTGGGATTGTAGGCGTATGGGCCTGCGCCCGCGGAACTCTCGCCGCGGCGACCAGTCCCGTACTCCACGTATCCCGCGTGCGGCGCATCGAAGACGACGCTTGCCGTTATCGTCCTGTCTGTCCGCTCGACCGCGATCTTGCCAGAGTCGCGCAGTTCGCCCGTCTTCTCGGGCGCGATCAGTTGCGCGGTGGCAAGGATGCGATCGGCGACAAGCAAGACTCCCTCCTCGACACCGGGAGCGATGACGGCCGAAACGAAACGGCCGGCGTCTCCGCGCGGGGTGAAGCGGGCCGTGGCGTGAAGGATCATACTGCCGCAATCCTCACGCTCAGCCGCGTCATCTGCGTTTGCGAATCGGACTCTGCGCCGAGGAGATCATACGTTGGCCCATTTCCTGCAGCATCGACGATTTTGACCTGCCAACCCGAATCCGTACCGGGCGGGAACTGCGGAAAGAAGCCGTCGAGGAGCACATGGTTGAAGCGGAGAGCCAGCACTTCTTTCGCGGACTTCTGTTCGGTCGCCGTCACGCGGATCTCTGATGTCGGGGCCGATGTGCAGGGGATCGACTGGAGGCCAGCCACCGGCCCGTATGCGCCCGTTGGTGCGCCGCTGGGTCCGAGGGCTCCGGTTGGCGCGTGGGCAGAGCACAGCGCGACGAAGAGGCCAGAGGCGCGGGCCAGCGGCATCACGTTCGCGAGTTCGTAGGCGAGTCCCTGGTAAGCCATTAGACTTTCGATCCGTCTCACGAACCGTAAAGCCGCAAGAATTGCGCTATGACCCTCTCACGGGCCGAAAATTGATTCGTGACCCACTCGGCCACGGCGAACGCGCCAGAATTATCGTCCCGGTCCAGATACGACTGAGCCATAGCCATGAGCGCCTTCTGGGCCTTGGACGCATCGAGCGTGACATCGAGGATCTTCGAGATCGACGCGAGGTACGCCTTGTTGCTCGCCATCGCCTGGAGTCCCAGCGCGGCGGCCTGGTACCACGAGTAAACCTGCACCGGGGCCGAAACAGGGGTTCCTGTCGGGTTGGCCTGCCCGCTCTGGTAGATCGCCTGGCTTGAGGTCATGTAGATGAACTGATTGACCTCGTCGTCGTCGAAGATCGGCGCAGAAGAGTCAGTGTCCATGATGAGCAGGCGCACCTGGGACAGTAAAGGCTGCGTCGTGAAATTGTAAGTGAAGCTCATGGCTATTGAACTATAAGAAGCGTAGGCTTTTTAGCTAAGGCATAGGCCTGCACATAGCCCGAATCTGTAGCCATGAACACCTGGCCGTTGACCACGGTCGGCTCAACAAATTTAGCCATGGTTCCGAGGTTTGGGTCTGAATAAACCAGCGCGAGGGTATCGGCGTTAAACACGTTGAGCGTCCCCGCCGCAGGCGTACCACTCGCACTGGTCTGGGCAGTATTCCCCCACAGCAATCCGGTTCCGGCAGTGCTTCCATTGCTGGTATAGGCAATTGCGGACCAGCGATAGCCAAATGCTGAAGTAGCTGTGGGAGTTGTGTTGCAGGTATTGGGGCACGAAAAGGCAAGAATATGCTGGAGGCCGCTGAATGCTCCCGGTGTCAGATACATGTTGCCGTTCGCCATGACATACCCGTCATAAAGTTCGGTCGAAGGCGTCCATACCTGCGCAATCGGCGGCCCGCTTCCTTGCATGCCTCCCATCGCACCTTTGTTCAGCACCCAAAATCGACCGTCTTTTCCCCCGCCATAGATGTAATTGCCAATGACAATCGCGCGTCCGGTACCAAGATCCCTATCAGCAGTGTCCAGCGCTGCCCAGTTTGTGGGCTGCATATAGTCGATGGTGGCGAGAGCTTGGTTGAAACTTAAAAAACTCTCTGGATTGTTTCCTGCTGTGTTGTCACCCGCATCGTTCCCGGTGAGCGCCCATAGCGAAGTTCCATCACTCGATGGTCCTCCACCTGACATCCAGAATCCGCTCTCTTCAACTGAGTTGACATACACAGCCGTCTGCGCCAAAGTTGTCTGGTTACAGGACACGATCCACCCATACCACGTTCCCGATCCGTACACCTGATCGTTGTAGGAGCTATAAGCGATTACCACGTTTGAGCCCAGTAGCAGGAGCGCGGGGCGCTGCATCTGGTTCGAAGCCAGGAAAGTGTTTGACCCGACCGTGGGGGCGATTACCGCAGGCGCATGAAAGTTGGTGCCATCGGCCAGATTCAAAGCGTAGAGGCTGGATATGTAAGACGCCGGGCCACCCGTGCAGGCGACGAAGTAGACCACGTTGGTTGCCGGGTTTATTACAGGTGTCCCAAGAATGCCGTTGTTGTTGTCATACAGAACGCTCGGGTTCTGCGGGAAGAAGCACGCCGTGCCGAGGCTCACACTCCATATCGGTGACGATCCAGGGCTATCGGCGTTGAACGCATAGACATTATCCATTCCCGTAGCAACCACCAGAATGTTGGTGGGCGTCCCTGAGATCGGCACACCGGCCGCATAGAGCGGCTGAGCCCAGATATTCCCAGTCACTGTAAAGCGTCCCGTCTTGTACAGGAGCGCTGCGTTGGACTGGTTGATCGTAGTTTCGGACGTGTTGGCCCCAGTACGAGCGGCGTTGTACTGGCCCGTGTAGACGGAGACCGACCCACCGTGAAGCCGAAAGGCGATTATAAATATGAGTAGTTTGCGCATGGCTAATAAATTATCAACGTTAACGGCGCATAGGTAGCCGCTGTCGCAGCCAGGAAAGAAGCGATGGACGCACAATAAATCGTATCTGCTGCAGTCCAGGTGGGATTATAGGAGGTGGATGCTGCCGCCAATATCCAGGCTAAACCCCCACCGGAGACAAATGTACCGCCTGCCTGATAAGAAACAGCATCAGTTATATGGAACCCACTATTTACAGTGGGAGGAGCACTGGTGTCGGTTGACATCGCGCCAGTCACCA